TAGAATCGAACAAAGATGAAAAAGGTCCTTGACAATAGAATACAGCCCACCCGACCTCCACCAAGGGGCTTTCGAAGGAAAGCGTACGGCGGGTAGGGAAGGGTGAGGTGTGGAGAACGAAAATAAATCCTCGGGTCCGCGAGCCCACCGCCCGAGGATGGGATAAAAAATAATACAGGAGGTGAACCCCCTGCGGGAAGGTGGGCAGGGGAGGGAAAATGTTTGATAAAATGAGATTCGTAAAATCAATGGCACACTTGGCAATTGATTTTGTAAATAAGCATGTAAATGCTAAACTTTCAAATGAAATTTATAAACCCTCTCTGCATGAAGCCGCTCGGGCGGCTCGAAAGGTAGAGAGGGAATTTAAGTATCGTCCTAAGCTCCAAAAAATCGTGATCGCATATTCTCGATTCATCAATAGACCCCAAGGGCTTCAAGGCTCTTGGGGAATTGTGATAGACCGTGATGGGTCTATTACGTTTAAGAGAATTTATGGAAAATGGGGCTGTGTCTGGACGTGGGCACAGCTCCTTGGGGAGGAATAATCCTCCCCTTTGTTTGGTAAGAACCATAGTGGGATAGACCTGCCGGTCCTCTCACTCCACCGCCGGCAGGAAATAAAAAAAATATTAAAAAGGAGGTGGAGCGCCCGAGGGATGGTGGGAGTTAAGGGATTAGGGCTTTGCCCTATCCCTTTTGTAGCTTACCTATGAGGGATTAATCCACCCGTCCTCTTAGCGTCCCGCGGGTGGAAAAATAAAAAATAAAGGGAGGTGGAGCCCCCCGAGGAAAGGGACGCGGGGGCAAAGGGATGTACGATCTCGAATTAGTCAAATTTGCAGAGGTGGAAGAAATCAGTTTAAAGATTGGAGGAAAAAATTATATTTTTCCGACTGTTGTTCGAAGAAACCATTCATTTTTAAGAGGTGTGAACTCAGAAGGGGACGGAATTTTCATCTTATTTAGAGAAGAGAACAGCTCTGAAGTAGAAAGACTATACTTTGGCGCAAAAGAAATTAAAGAAGCCGGGCTTAAACCCCGCTTGATCCTTTGGGAATCGGGTGGAGGATATTCAAACACAGGGAGTGCTCAAATTATATGTGGTCTCAAAGGTGAGCCATTAAAGCCCTCGTATATTCGTACAAGAGGGCACCGAGCCTGTGCTGAACACGCAAAGTTTAGCATTTGGCCCGGGAATAAATTCATTAAGGTTTACGCCTCTCAATGGAGAGGCGATTATAAAGTAGTTATAAGTGAAATTAGCTTTTCAGAGGACGATTTTGTTATTACAGAAGTTGTCCTCTGGGAAGCAGACGAGCTTCATAAGGGAGATATTGAGGAAATTCTTCCTGTGAAGCTCGATCGATATATGGCAGCAGTTAAAGCTGCTATGTCAAAAGCATTTTGTTACCATTGCAGGACTCCGCATTACATCAAGGAGGTGGGAGCATGATACCCGCCTTCTTGAACAAAAGAATAGGACTATCTATTTGGGCGGCAAAGAAATATCTACCTAGTGATGTTTGGGTAGATATTTTAAAGAATGCCTTTGAAGACCTTAAGCAGGAAATTATTCTGCAGGTTTTTGAAGGCAAAGATCTCAGTCCAGCAGGGTTCAGAAGAGCTGGTGGTCGTGCCGCATATAAAATCGCAAAACAGCTTGGATGGCAAAAACAAAGAAAGGGTGGTTATCGACGCGCCCTTTATATTGGAATAGAAGGGAGGAATGTTGCATGATCACGATTATTACTCGACACCCAGCAACTCAAGAAATTATAGCAAAGTTGCTGGGTAGTAAAAAAACAGTTGTCGTCCCTCATTGGGATGGTAATTTGGATAGTTTAGGTGAAGAGGTAGTGGGGGTTTTACCACTACCGATGATAAAGCAAATCTTGGATTCAGGGCGAAAATTTTATCTCTTCGCCTTGAATCCAGTCCCTCAAGAAATGAGGGGTAAAGAATTAAGTGAAGATGATATTAGAAATATCGGCTTTAAGCTCTACGAGGTCAGGGATGTAGACCTCGTGGAAATTGAATAAAAAAGGAGGAGGAAATAACATGTTATTTTTTGAAAACAGGAAGAGGGCTTTTGGCCCTCTTGATAAAAAAGAGTTGAAGGAAAAATTAAGGGAGTACAGGGAGTTGTTTATACGTACTCCCTCAATGATTATAGAGTATAAGTATGATCCTAGTGATAATTTTGTCACTAGGGTTGAATGGTACCCGAGACAGGACACTAATTTCTGTGCCCAAGGATATCGGGAAACCGCTCAAATTAATGAGATTGGTTTCCCGTCTATAGGTTACATTTTACCTCAATAATCCGCACGGGCTAGGGCGCAAGCCCACCGCCCCCGCGGGTGTTAGGGAATCTTAAAACAATCCCTAGCACCTGCGGGGGCTTTTTTTATTGCAAAAATTCAAAAGGAGGGAGATTGAAATGGATTTGAGAGACATTGACAGATGGTATGCGGAGGAAATTATTGGGGAGATTGAGGAGCCTGAAGTGAATGAGGAAAGAGATATTCTTTTAGAAAGCAAGGTGCAGGGAATAATGGGATTGTTGGTTCTCGCACTTGCAGAATGCAAGAATATAAAAAGCATGGATGGGCAAACGTGGGTGAAATTTCATGAATTAAAGTGTAGATTTGAACAATTATTAAGAAAGGAGATGATCAAAGATGAAAGACTTTAACTCTCTTAATCTAGAAGCTCAGCTATCAATCGCTTATGTGAGGCTCTTAAATAAGTTTCCAATAAGATATTGGATTGAAAATGACTAGAGGTGAAATTAAAGAGCGACTTTTAAAAGAATGTATGGTTATGGATGATGTTGAGTTTGAAGTATTTACCGAAAAATATGTGTATGAAGAAGTTGGGGAAATAGATAATCTAGTTGATTTTATTATAGAGAATGAAGAAAGATTTACACTAGACGAGTTTCTTGAAGGAGCAGATAAAGTGTTTGTGGCTAAGTTTAACGGCAAGTTTTATGTGTTCTATCTTAACAAATAAGAGGAGGGAGATTTGATGTTGTTTTTGAAAAATCTATACGAGATCTTAGATTATGTTTTGAAATTAAGTGCTGAGGAAGTTTTACCAGAGGTAAGAATATCAGCTTTTCAAGATTTTAATATTAGAGCATTAGAAAATATAGAATTAGAAGGAGGAAAATTGGTATTAAATAATAGTAGAGATTATTCAATTGTGCTTAAAGACAGCTTTTTTGAGACATTTCAACGAATTGAGAATATTCAAATTGAGACTTCGCCAGCTAAGTCAAAGATATATTTTACGCTAACAATAGAGTTTAAAGGATATTATCCGCCAGATGACTATAACATTTGCAAAATAAAGATACATGCTTACTTTAAAAGGAATTGTGAAAATCAACTATTTTTAAAATTATTTCAAAAAATTAAAGAATTACTGGAGGTGGAAAAATGACTGTCCGAGAGATAGCAAAGAGATTTAAAGTCCGTAAATGGCTTGTTTATGATGTTATTGATTATATCGAAACTGTGCAGGGATATAACTTTAAACGGGAAGGAAACCGGCTAGTGATAGATGATAAAGCTTATCAAAGAATTACAAAAGAATTAGAAAGAAGAGGCTATTATGAGAAGGTGAAACTATGAAATATGCGCCCTATAGTTTTTCGCGGCTCTCTGAGTATCAGAGATGTCCGCGGAAGTTTTATTTTAAATACATTGAACGACTCCCGGACTTGTTACAGGAAGCTGGGCGATTCGGAAAGATTGTTCATGAGCTTATTAGCTATGCGCTAGAAAAGCAAACATTTAATCAAGCTATCCTTGCGAGATTATCTCCAGCGGAAGCGAACGAGGCAATTGATATGTTAGAGAAGGCTCTTCAATTTAAACAAAATATTCCACTACTTGAAGAATATGGAACCGAAATTCAATTCGCGATAAAGGCTAGTGGTGAACTTACAGACTTCAATGATTCAAATGCACTTCTACGGGGAGTGATAGACTATGCGATTTTAATTGAGGGGATTGATAGACAAATTAAAATGCTGGTGGACTGGAAAACGGGGCATAACCCACCAGACCCGTTACAACTTCAAATTTATATGCAAGCTATCAGGGATGACAATGTTCAAGGCGTTTTTGTGATGTTGAGGACTGGAAAAATAATAATCGTAGATAAAGATGAAAAAGCTAAAGAAAAAATCCTAAGAATGATTAAAACTATTGAACAAGATAAAGAGTTTGAACCAAAGCCGGGAATGCATTGTTCATTCTGTTCTTATCTCTCGATGTGTCCACTTGCTAAATCTATCCAAGAAAAAGATATCCCGGCTATTCGAACACTTGAAGAGCTTGACAAAGCCTACAAAGAACTATCAATCTTGCAGATTAAACAAAAGCGATGGAAAGAAGCTATTAAACAGTATTTAAAAGCTATAGAAAAACCGATTGATTATAAAGGTCTTACTTACCGAATTGGTTATTCTCAAGTACATAAAGTCAAGCCCGACAAAGCAGCAGAGCTATTCGGTAAACTTTTAGAAGAAAAACCTGACGCTTTAAAGATTGATAACAAAAGAGCTTTTGAAGCTTTTCCGGAGTATTTTGATATATCTTATCAGGAAAAATTGATAGTTGAAGGAGGGGAAAAATGAATGAGATTCTGATATCTTTTGATAAGCTTGAAAGGCAAATAGCTCAGTGTGAAGCTGAATTAAAACTTATAAAGTCATCTGGAAAGAGTGATTGGAAAAAACTAATTCATTCAGAGAAAGCCAAAAACAAACTTAATTGTCTTAAAAAGTTTAAAAGAGAAATAACAAAATTAATTGGGAGGGATTAAAAATGTCTATTTTTTTAAAAAAAGTTTCTGATATTTGGAATAAGCCACAAAATTGTATGAAAAAAGAAGAAATCAATGATAATTGGGTAGATACAAAGGAGCTAATGAAAAATCTAAGTGAAAATTATGGAATTATACGCTCCTATGGGTCAATTCTACGGGATATTTATTTTTTAGCTGCAAGAGAAGTAATTATAGTTAAACGTGTTATAGATGATAGAAATAAGATATATGTAAGAAAAAAAGATGTTGAAAAAATTGCTATGTTTATAAAATATTTATTATTTTCCAGACGAATTAAAAGCGCTTATAATTTATTTGCAAAAGCTATAGGTATTAAAGAAATCGCTAATATTCAAGATTCCCAAGCTATATCCTATTCTAAGAATGAAGATACTGCAGAAATATATATGAATTCACGAAAAAATGCTTTTGTTATTCAAATGAATGATAAGTTAGTTTTAATCAGAGACTCCGAAATTAAATTTTTCTATCCGCTTGGAGGTGTTGAAAATGAGTAAGGAAAAACTGTTTGAAAATTCTGAGATTCAAAAAGTTGAAACTCAGAAAACAGAAAAAAACAACTTAAACTTACTTAAGGCTGCAAATGTGAATGAAATGTTATCAATAGTAGGATTAGATGATCCAGCAGTAAAAGACGCTTTAGTCAAGCTAAAACGAAGTACCATTTATGGAACAATCGATGGGTACACTTATGAAATGTTGATCAAAGCAAAGATTTATGAGTATTTGAGATTAGGTATTGCAAGAAGAATCTATAACATGATGGTGGAGCAAGCTTCAAGAAACTCTAATCTCAAAGCCACAAATGAGGATTTACTTATTATGTTATCCGAGATGGCACGGCTTGAAATTGAGTTTGGATTAAAGCCGATAATACATGTCATCCCAGTCGCAAACCAGCCATACGTGAAAGCAGATGGATATCTCTACTATGCAAAACAATCTAAGCAACTTAAAGGAATGGTTTGGGAGGATAAAGAACTTGATGGTGGCGGATGGCAAAGTGTTTGTAGGATAACCTTAGTGACAGGCGAAACTTATGAAGGAATAGCCTCAGCAAAGCCAAACCCTAGAGTTCCTTCAGACGACCCAAGAGAAAAGGCTAGGACTAAGGCAATGAGGAGAGCACTTAGAAGAGCATTTGCAATAGGAGTAAGTGATGAACCTCTCGAAGAAATTCCTGAAGAATCTGAAGAAGCTAAAAGCCTTATTGAACAGCTTAAAACAGATGAAGAAATTGAATTTAGTGAAGAAGATTTAGGAAATTAAAAAAATCTAAATGAGCCTGCGGTAGCCCGCAGGCATTTATTTAAAAGGAGGGTAGAAAGTGAGCTACCAAGGTATATTATATCATTTAATGAGCTTAAAAGTCAAGGAGTGATAGAATGTTTAAAGAAGAGTTAGGAAAGTTTAAAACTAAGAATGAAAAGATAGTTTATATGTTTTTGAAATTAGTAGATGAACCAGTCAAGCTAAAGGAACTCACGGCTTTATTAGAAATTAATTACCACACTCTATATGGTATTATTAAAGGATTCGAGAAGAAAAATTTAGTATCATTAAACAAAAGAGGAAAAACTGTTTGGATAGAGAACAATTTGATTTTTGGAAATACCCCCGAAAATAAGGGTTTTTCAAAAAATGTTTCAAAAAATCTATCAAAAAATCCTGACAATAGTCAAGCACTCTCCAAAACATCATTAGCGAATTTGTTTGACATCCAAACTCAAAAAATGTTTCAAAAAATCCATAAAAATTTCGAACCCAAGATATCGAACGCTCAGAAAAATGCACGAAATATCGAAAATACCGATTCCAAAGTCTTTATTCAAAATCATTACAGCGATTGTAAAGTGATACTAAACTTAATTGGTTGGGCTCTTGTGAAAAAAAAAATACTTATTCTCTCAAACCTGCATAAATCCTATACTTTCGCGGTAGGGCGGCGAGATATGAATGGATTGATGATTCTCAAGAAAAATATTGATAAAACTATCGAATCGTTGGAAAAACAACTATTAATCAAGGTTTCAGAGCTTTTTAAAGAAAGAAAGAAAGAAAAAGAAAAAGAAAGGATCAAAGAAAAAGAAAAAGAAAGAAAGAAAGAAAAAGATTTATATATATATATCTTCTCTTCTCAATCGTTAAGGGATAACCATAAGTCTATGGTACTACCTATACGATTAGAGAGAAAAATAAATATCTTTAATAGAGATATTGCTTTTATATATAAATATTTTATAATAGCGAAACGATTGTTTATAAAGCAACTACCTCAAAATATTCCTAAACAGAAGGAGTTCCTAACCGCAAAAGATATGATAGAGATAATTAAGAGTCAATTTTTAAATCAAACCTCTAGTGTAGATTGTATAGATAAATTTATTAAACTCTTTAAACGACTGCCTAAGAAAGAAATGAATGCGATTATCACTAAAATCTATCAAGTTATTGATGAATATAAATGCTATCAAAATTTTGAAAAATTTATGTATGATTTTATAAGTCCGCGGGCTCAATCAATTATTGAAGCGTGGATACCAATTAAGTATCTCGAAGGTATTCTCAATAAAGTAAATCTCCATTATGAATATAACGAATGGGTGAAAGGGAGGGCGATATATGCCGTTGATAAGTGATGATATAGTTGAAAGTCTTTTAGGCGGTTTCATGTTATATCCTCAATATCGCTATTATGCTTATTCAGTTGAAGTTCCGGGACATTTTAAAAAAGCTTTAAAAGCTATCCAAGAGAATCCAAATGCTGGTTATGAAACAATAGTGCTTGAGCTTGAAGAAAAATATCCAGACATCTATCAATGGATAGACCTTGCACCGCAGGAGTGGGATTTTGAAAATTTTATCCAGACATATATAGAGCAATATAAGAGGGCAAAATTGGTGGAAAATATTAAGTCGTTGGCTACAAGAATTGAAAAACTAGAATCATCTACTATCCAAATGGAGCTGAACAAAATTGTGAGAGCAACTCTTGATAGCAATGTGGAAGTGCGGCATATCAAGGATGTAATTTCAGAGTTGATAGAGGATTTACACCGAATTAGAAAGGAGGGGGGAATACGGATACCGTATCTTTGGAAATTGGTAAACGATTTATTTGGTGGTGAATTAATAGTTTTGGCTGGACGTCCAGGGATGGGAAAAACAACATTGATGGTAAATATGGCAGAGCAATTTGCACGACAAGGGGCAACGGTGGGATTTATAACGCTGGAAATGCCTGATAAATCACTAACTTTAAAGCTAGTTCAACGGTTCTGGAATATTTCACTTTTTAGGCAAGCTAAAGAGCTTTCAGATGAAGATGTGAGCTTAATAGAAAAACAATTTTCAGATTTTATGGAACTTCCGATTTATTTTTCCACAAGAACGACTACACGGATAACTAGTGTTTTGGCAACTTTGAAATACTTTGTAACGATGTTTGATGTAAAGATATTTTTTATCGATTATCTCCAATTATTAAGAGCTCGATTCGGAAATAGAGTTGAAGAGCTTGCATATATCACAAGAACTCTTAAAGAGTTTGCAATTGAAAATAATGTGTCGATCTTTCTGGGATCACAGCTTAATAGAAATGTAGAATACAGAGAAGACAAAATGCCGACCTTGGCAGACTTAAGGGAGTCTGGAGCAATTGAGCAAGACGCTGATGTGGTAGTGATGTTGTATCGGCCGTGGTATTACGATAAGAACGAGGATAAATCAAAGCTGATTTTAAAGATAGCTAAACAGCGAAATGGGGTTATTGGTTCAATAGTGGTTAGGTATGAGATGGATAAGCACCTTATTTTGGATGAATGAAAAATGATTTATAACCTATGTAAAATTTCTTCTCAGAATGATTCTAATAGGGTAAATTTTAATTTAAATGCCTTGGGATATATCTTAATATATCCTGAGGATTTTGAAGCGAAATATGGACAAATAAATAATTCTTATATTTATCTAAAACTAACGAAAGGGAGTGATATTCTTGAGTAGCGAGATTCTTTCGAAGTTTTCAAAGTTCTTGATGACAGCCGAACCTGCTAGGATTGCGTTTAAAGCTGATAGTATTGTTCAGATGGTTTTGTGGGAAAAAGAGAAAAAGAAAGGGGAGGAGCCAACTTTTGAAGAGCGAGGGACGAGCTATAAGCTTTGGTTCAGTAGTGATAAGTTTGCATTGGCACTTGATTTGAAAGCTATGAAGGTTACACTTAAAACTTATCATGATAATAAGGTGGTTTCTAAAGAGTTAGCTGATTTAAAAGATAAGCTAAATGAATTGAAAGAATTTTTAGATAATCAATTAAGGAGGTAGGAAGCATGTGGGAAACTAAGGTCAAGCTGATAACTGCTAAAAAGATTCTTGATGTGATGAAAAGTGAGTGTGATTCGGGCTTGGATTGGTTTGAACAGGATGATGAGTATTCGGCGCTAATTCACTTCAAGAAGGCTAGAGGTCTCTTAGACACTTTAATAGGAAAGATTGAAAGAAGTGTGTGGGAGGGTGATAAATTTGTTTGATTGGAATAGCTTTATTAATGATATTTCAAGAATTTATTCTAAACTCTCACAACGTCAAAAAGAGAAACTACATAAAGCTATCGATGTGATGGAGCAATATGATGATGAAAGTATCTTGAATAAATGGAAAGAAACAATATTCAAAAATCTAGTAAAGGAGTGATAAAATGCCATATTTGAATAAGTGTTTGTTGATGGGATATGTTCGCAAAGGAATAAAGGTAAAGGAAACTAAGACGAATAAAAAGATTTATTCTTTTACTCTATATCATCGGCAAGGAGAGGCTAAGAATTATATCACAATCAAGGCATTTGATAAGACAGGGGAACGTGTTAAAGAGGGTGATTTGATATTGGTTGATGGGACTATTCAAGCTCAGAGCTATAACGGGAAATTTTTTAATAATGTTCTCGCAAATAGAATTTATATTATCCAGCGTCAAGAAGAACAAGAAACTAAACAAGAAAGTGATGAGTTTCCCGGAGTGACTGAAAGTGATTTTCTAGAGCCTGAAAACGATAATATAAACTTTGAAGAAGAATTTGAAGATATCTTTGGTGATGATAAATAACTAGGGAGGGGAGGTGAATGAAAGAGATATATGTGATAAATTGGCTGTATTCAAATGGAGCTCAAAAATATAATGCGGTGGTCTTTGTATCAGATAAGTTTGAAGAAGCTCAAAAACATTGGTTAAGGCTATGCAAAATCGCTGTTGATAGCTATGAAAGTTTCGAACTTGTTCGACGCAAAATAGATGATACAAGTATTGTTGATACAATTATTGAAGTAGCCAATAATTCACAGGGATTTGCAATCCGTCAAAGAGGTAGAAAGCCGAGCAGAGCGTTAAAGAAAGTTAATGATGATAATATTATGAAGAATTATTTTAAAATCTTAGAAAGAATATGGAGGGGGAGAAAATGAGTGAAGCCAAGGTTTTGATTCCCGAGGAATTGAAAAGACTTGCGTCATTAGTGAAACTTTATGATACTTTTCAGGATTTACGAATAGTGCTAAATAATAAGGTCAGAACACTAGATATTGAGAGTGAGGCTCTTGATACAATACCAGTTATTGCAAATAATATGCTCTTATCTGAAAAAATCATTGCAAAAGAGATTGAGAGAGAGGTTAGGCAAATTGATGTTTATCGAGAATATCTTAGATATGTTAAAGGGCTGGGAGCTGTTTTATCAGCGAAGTTAATTTGCTATATTAAAGATATTGAAAGATTTGCAACAGTAGCCAAATTGTGGAGATATGCCGGGCTTGGAGTAGTTGATGGCAAAGCAGAGAGAAGAAGAAGAGGACAAAAAGCAAACTATAATACAAGATTTAAAGCATTAATGTATGTGATAGCTAACTCGTTCTTGAAAACAGGCTCAAAATATCGAAGAATGGAGAAACTCTTCTTAGCGCATGTTTGGGAGAAATGGCGAGAGATAGAGGGACTTCCAACAAGAGAGCCCTACCCAATTGAATATCTCGGCCATATAACGAAGCTAGAGCCAGAGGAGTTCATGGGATAACTAAGGTCTTTGAAAGCCAATTTTGATGTTGGGCACGGAATATAATTGCGAGCCTAAACATGATGTAACCCTTGATTGTATTGCGAGCCAATGCTTTATGAGTTCCAAGTCACAGTTGCGAGCCTCGTTAAAATTTAAATCCTTGGTTATGTATGCGAGCCTGTATTTTGATGATGTCCGTGTAATGGTTGCGAGCCCGTGTGCATTTGAAACCTAGGAGATAAACGCGAGCCATTCGGAGGGTTGGCTATATTGGTAAAATGCGAGCCTTATTTACTGTGAGAATCTCAATTTAAGTGCGAGCCGTGGATATTCTGAGCTCCATATTGCCTTGTGAACCAATAATGGATTATAAACGCAAAAAATTTGTGAGCTTTTGTCCTAATGATATCCACTATCGTATTGCGAGCCCAAGGTAGTCTTAGTTTCAGTCTCACCGTGCGAGCCGGTTTCCTTTTTGTTACAGAGTAACAATGCGAACCTAAAATAGGTGGAGTACCGCAAGGAAAATGTGAGCCGGGTTAAACATGATACCAATGTTATGTTGCGAGCCATTGACATTTTCGGATACATAGGGACTATGCGAACCGAGTTGTATGTGATAACCTTAAAAAGGTTGTGAGCTATACGGAATATGTTACCCGTAGTCCGACTGCGAGCCTAAACCCAAGTTAGAAACTGAAAAGAATTGCGAGCCTATCCCCCAATGTATCTCGAAAATATATGCGAGCCTAAAACAAAATGATATCCTGTGAATCAAATGCGAACCGAAGCCTAAATGAGTGCCCTAAAAGGTATGTGAACCAGCCCGGTGTTGAGTACCATATTTTACGTGTGAACCAATAAATTCTTGATTTCTAGATGAAATGTGAGCCTTCACCCCCAGTGGTTGCCGAAGGAGTATTGCGAGCCAAAAATGGTTGAGAACCATATATAAAATGCGATTTTATTATTCCAATATGGATAGGAGGTAGGTACTATGTGGTATCTTGAAAGCGTAAACAGCTAGAAGATGAGCTGAGAGAAACAAAGCAAAAACTTTTATTCTACAAGGCACAGACTCAGAGGTATGAGAGCATATTAAGGATTGATAAGTGGAGAATTTGAAAGGGAGGGGTTAAAATGCTAAAAAAAGGTCAATGGTTTGAAGATGATGCTTATGTGAATTATGATGATGTTGAAGAGCTGATTAATGACCTCGGACTTGATGACCAAAAAGCATTTGAGCTATATCGATGGATTGTAGAAGAGAGAATGCGAATGCTTGAAGCACTCGGATTAAATGATTATTTCCATCGCAAGTCTTATGACCCAATTACAATAGAAATTGATGAAAATGGTCATATAATCATCCACAGCTATTTGTTTAACCTTTGGGATGGCGAAAGGCATCATTACAGAGATGATTTGAATATTAAAAATTATCCAACGATGGCAAAACTTCTTGGTTATTTGGATGAATGGATTCTGAAAGAATTAATTGAGGATGGTAAGGAAGCTATTAATGATTTAAAAGATGATAATGATAAGGAGGGGTAAAAATGTCTTGGAGAATGGCGATGGTTCAGTTAGGTTTAAGTCTTATGTTATTCTTCTCTGGCTTTATGTATAACGCAGTTGTGCGCCTTGCAACTTACGATGATATGCTTGGTGGGGGGCTTATAATCATAGCAATTATATCACTTTTTATGATTTTGATTAAGTTTGAAAGTTTATGGGGAATTATGGTTTGTGCATTTAATTTACTTGTGGGAATTGGACTAACTAAAAAAGGATTTAATTTAAATGCTGATGGTTTGGTGTTTTTTGGAATAGCTTATATAGTTCTTGGATTAGTTCAGGTATATTTGAAGGAGGGGGATGATTAATATGTTAACAATGAAAGAATTTATAAAGTGTGATATTTTGCCTGATACAGTGGTGTCTAATTTGAAACCGCGAAGAAGAACATTTGCAGATATGGTTGATCCTATTCTGTATTCCATGAAAGCAGATGAAGACCTGATGAAAGAAATTGAAAAGCAAAAGTACAATAAATATTTGCAAATAGTTTTTTAGAGGAGGATGATTAAAATGGCAAATATTAAAAAGCTTTGTGAAGAGTATAAAGAATATATTCTTCAAACCAGAAAAGCTGGTGAAAAGCTAGGAGAGCTTATTGTAAGTGTTTTAAAGGATATTATGCCGGACATTGAATATTCATTGGGCTGGGCGGAAGCCGGAATGGATACCTTGTGTTTTTGGGCATATTCAAGAGATTGTGATAGTAGCTTTATAGTGCGACTTGAAGAAGAAGGAAAAGAAAGAGTAAATTTAGAAGATATATTAGATAAGTTTATCTATAAAGAAATTTTTAAATTACCAGAACCAGAGTGGCCAGATGATTACGAAGATAGAGCATTTTATATAGGAAGAAGCAGAAGAAATTAAGAGAAGACTAGAAAAATTGTTAGAGGAGGGGGAGAAATGAATTTAAAAGAGATTGTTAAAGCGTATAATAATCTTATTGAAACTTATTGGAATATAGAATTTGGAAAACGTTTTGGTGAGATAATTGTTGAAGCCGTCAGGGATGTGATACCAGATATAAAATATGATTTTGACCATTTTGATGCAGGACCGGAAAGAGTGTGTTTTTTCGCTGAATCACATGAAGCAGATAATATTGGACTTGATAATATAAAAGCTTTGTTCGATGATGTGATAGAAGATTTTATATCTAAAGAATTAGGAATAGAGCTACATTTCTCTATTGATTGTCCGTATGGGATAGGGCTTACAGCAGAAGAAGCCGAAGAGATACGAAGAAGATTAAGAAAGCTTATTGAGGAGGGATAATATGATTCGAAGAATTTTCATAAATAATGAGATTGTTGGTTGGATTGCTGGAAAGGTAGAGGACGTCTATATTTTGGAATTAGATTTTGAAATGGTGGAGAATCTTCCAGCTAAATATGATGATTTTGAAGTAAGAAATATACTTAAAAATTTTGGTTTTGAAAATCCTGTTTCTAAAGAGTATTTTAAGGAGTATGAGAGGTTTGATGATATTGTAGAAGACCTTGAAAAACTATTCAAGAGAATATTTAAAGATGATGTTTCAATGATGATTAAGGAGGGATAATATGAGTGTTGATGCTCTGTTTGAAGGCTTGAAGAATATTTTTGAAACTATGAATAATCTTGTTGATTGGGGTTGGAGTGTTGAGTCGAATCTATTGGGCTTTTTGTTTAAAGTTAAAGGTGGCTGTTCGTTTAAAGCAACTAACTATGAATTAATATTTACAGACCCAACTGATGATATTAGCAAAGCCCCAAAATTGGCTTTTTGTATAACCCAAAACCTTTTGGCATATCTATTAAGTGAAGGTTTGGAAATTAAATTTAAACAAATCTATCGTGCATCTGTTGTTGATTTTGTTTTCATATTGACTTGTAAAGATGATTATTTGAAAATCAAAGTATATGATATTGATTACGATGTTGCTGATAAAGCAATAAAAAAGATTATGAAGGAGATATATAGAATTAGAGGAATTAGAGAAGAGTGAGAAGGGATGATAAGTTGAAGGACATTTTTGATTTAATAAGTGAATTGAGGGGTGAGACCCTAAGCAAAGCGGAAAACCTGATCCTTGATATCAGAGCTGATATTGCTGGCAAATTGTTAGCATATAGCAAAGAACATAACCTAACGCAAGAAGAATTAGCCAAAAAACTTGAAATGCCTTTGGAGTACGTTGATGGAATTGAATCAGGAATGGTTAATCTTTTGATAGGAGAACTTGTTGATATTGCAGTGAAGCTTGGGGGTAGTTTGAAAATAGAATTAGATATATGATAGGAGGTGAGATGATGGTAGATTTTTAGATAGAGCATTTGATGGATTAGAAAAATTTTTTATGATTTTAAGGTTATTGTTTAGAAAAAGATTTTTGAAGAGGTTCAAAGCCATTGATTCAACATGTGATAAATGTGGAAGAAAGATACATGATTTTATTGTCGATGATGAGATTTGGGATGAAGTTATAGGCACTGAGAACATAGTTTTATGTTACGATTGCTTTTGTGAGGAATGCGAGAAAAAAGGCGTGTTTCCTGTGTGGAAATTAGAAAAATTGAGGGAGGAGTGATATTATGTTGAATTTTAGAAAAGCGAGAAAGAAATCTATTGTGGAGGCTGTGCAGATAACTGATGAAGTTTTGAAGGAAATGAATGGTAAAGAAATTGTTGGTGGACACGATACTGAAGCAATATTCTCTCCTAAAGGTTTTATTGTAATAACGAAAGAAGGTATTGTTGAAGGTAAGGTCGATGACTATTTAATGAAAGGGGGAGAAGGAGAATTATATGTATGTGATAAGGAGATTTTTGAAAAGTCATACGAGTTTATTAACGGTGAAGGGTGAGAAAGATGTCAAAAAGCATTTATCTGTGCGGCCGAGTGTGGGGCTGGACTGCAAATCCAGCTCCCACGAGTCGAGGATATCCCTGGCTCGTTATAATTCATAGAGAGAGGCGATTGAAATGGCTATAAATTCCAAAATCGAGTGGACTGAAGCGTCTTGGAATCCAGTAACAGGTTGTACTAAATATAGCTTAGGATGTTTAAATTGCTATGCTGAAAGAATGGCTAAAAGGCTTCAAAAAATAGGGGTGTCCAAATACAAAAATGGTTTTGAGATAATACTTCATCCGGAGGAATTGAAACTCCCATTCAGATGGAAAAAAAGCAGGATAATATTTGTTGCTTCCATGAGTGATCTTTTCCATGAAAAAGTACCTTTTGAATTTATTAAGAAGGTATTTGAAGTAATGAACAAAGCACATTGGCATACATTTCAAGTTCTTACTAAAAGAGCTGAAAGACTGGCAGAACTCAGCTCGCAACTCAAAATGCAAGAGTATCTTGAATAAGGAGGGAGAGAAGATGATAATTCCAGCGTCAAAAATTAAGCGTCCCGGTGAGCATTTGGATGTGATTTTGGAGAAGTTGTTTAATGAAATCAATAAGGTTTATGTTTTGAAACCTAAGGATATTGAGCTAACATTTGAAGTTGAATTGCCATATTTGTTATCAGAAAAAGCTATTGAAGACGTTAAAAATATTTTTAAAATGAATGGTTTTGAAATAATTGCAATAGAGCCAAGAGGATATATCAAGTTTAAGTAATATCTAGCTCCTGCACTCCTGCTGAATATCTGCCCCAAAGGTGGGATAAGCTCGGCATTCGTGCCGATTAGGCAGGAGGCGGAGTTTGAAAGGAGTGAAAGAATGAAAGAAAATATCAAAAAACTCGGCAAAATAGCTAGTGATCTATCTGAAATAATCAATAAGCGAGGGTGGTTTACGAAGGGAGAAAAAGCTAAGCTAAAGCAAGCGCTGGACTTATTAAATGACGTGCTCGCCCGGAAAATCGAGCAAACTCTGGAGGTGAAGAAAAATGATAGTGTACAATCAGAATGAGAAAAAACTAGTTTTTGTGAATACTTCTGTCGAAGATGTGAGTAATATATTAGATACTGTATCTGCTATAATGAGAGTAAAATCGTTCGTATTCATTCACGAACAAAAAAATTATATGGCCAAAAATATTAAACCAGTAAGTATTAAAGTTGAATTTGAAGTTGAAAAGATTGAAGAGCTTTAAATGTATAAATATTGTGATTTAATAAGGTTGTTGTATAATATACTCGGAATTAAGCGGAAAGCTATGAATACATTCTTTTGTTCAGTAGAAAGACCTTTTATGTTTTTAGGTAGAATAAATGAAGACGTAAACACTTACGTTCTTTTAGGGATACGTGGTAAATTATTCTTTATGATAGGTAATATATATATTAAACAAAAAACTACACAACAAAATCCCGGAGGATTAACTGATATATATCTAGATCTCAGTACTTATGTTAAATTATTTTATACAGTTATGTATGCTCTTCATGTACTAAGATAACGTTGATGGGTAATAAATATTATAGATTACATCATAAGATATTATGGAATAACTGCTTACCTAAAATTTTAGATGAAAAATATAAATATAATGATAGTGGGTGATAAATATGCCTAGAAAGTTAAAATTAACTGAAGAATTTATAAAAAAAGCAGTTAAATATTTAGAAGCTGGTAATTATCAAACCCATGTCGCTCAGGCGCTAGGTGTTTCACATGAAACGTGGTTTAGGTGGCTGCGTGAAGGACAGCAGGAAGGAAAAGGGATTAAGTATGAGTTCTATGAAGCGGTAAAAAAGGCTGAAGCGCGAGCGGCGATAAGAAATGTTGCGATAATCCAGAGAGCGGCGCAAGACAATTGGCAGGCGGCTGCATGGTGGCTTGAAAGGAAATTCCCGGAAGAGTGGGGTAGAAAAGATAAATACAATGTTGACGTTGGTGGAGAATTTATGTTTGAAATTATTGAAGTAGATGGTAGGAGCGGAGATGATGAAGCTGATGAAGGTGGCGAAAAAGAAGAAGATTAAAGTTATTAAACGTATTTGGGACTTTTTAAAGCAGTCAACGTTTAAGGTGAATGTGATCTATGGTGGTGCAGGTTCAGGGAAGAGCTATACAGTAGCTCAGTTTTTGATTTTTTATAAGATTCTGAAGTATAGAAATAAACGCATTTTGATAACACGTAAAACGAACCCTAGCTTGAAGCATTCAGCAATGCGGCTGATAAAAGAGCTATTGGATGAGTATGAGATACCGTATGAAGAATTTAAATCAGACCAGATTTTTAGGTTTCCGAATGGTTCGGAAATAATATTCCGAGGGCTTGATAACCCTGAAAAAATTAAATCGCAGGAATTTAACTATATTTGGATGGAAGAGGCTTCTGAGTTTAGCTTAGAAGATTACTACCAGCTACGATTGAGGTTAAGGCGTCCAGCGGCAGGAAATAGGAATCAGATGTTTTTGACGTTTAATCCCGTCGGACGTACGAATTGGGTTTATAAGGAATTTTTTGAGCAGAAACAATATGATGTTGGGATTTTACATACAAACTATAAAGATAATCCTTTCTTGAATGATGATTATATTAAGATTTTGCTTAACCTTAAAGAGAAGGATGAAGCTTTTTATAAGATTTATACGCTTGGGGAGTTCGCGGATATTGAACACTTGATATACAATAACTATCAAATTGATTCGGAATTTCCGGAAAGTTTCGATGAAATAATCTATGGCTTGGACTTTGGCTTTAATAATCCCACAGCGCTTGTGAAAATTGGTATTAGAGATGGTGAATATTATATCTTTGAAGAGCTATATCAGACAAGATTAACTAATTCTGATTTAATAGAATATTTGAAACAACTAAATATTGATGGCATAATATATGCTGATAGTGCAGAGCCAGCAAGGATACAAGAAATTCAGGCTGCTGGTTTTATGATTTATCCATCTGAGAAAAATGTCCGAGATGGGATAGATTTTGTTAAACGGCAAAAACTTCATATTCATCCTAGTGCAGCAAATATTATCAAAGAGCTCCAGAACTATAAGTGGAAAGAAGACCGGAACGGTAATATTCTTGATGAACCTGTCAAATTCTTAGACCATGCCTGCGATGCAATAAGATATGCAATTTACACTCATAGTAGAGGTCAGCAAGTCGGAATTCAGTTTGTGTAGAGGTGATAAAATTGGCAAAAAGAATGAATTTTTTTAAGAGAATTTGGAAGTCATTTTTTCCTTCTGTTGGAGGAACAAATATCTTGGGTTTATTCATCGGTGAAGTTGATAGCCCAGACAATTGCGGGGGTAACATGGAGGCTTTATGATACATCAAAAGATAATTGGGAAGAGCTTTCAGAGCACGAATTTCTTGATTTAATAAATAAACCGAATAAGTTTCTTTCTAGGTATGAGCTGTTTATGTTAACGGTTTCGAGTCTCGAATTGACAGGCGAGGCTTTGTGGTATTTAGTGAGGCGAGGCAATAAAATTATTGGGATTTTCCCGTTAAATCCGATAAATCTTGAGATTGAAATATCTAATGGTCTCCCAAAGCGATATCTTTATCGAGTGAAGGGACAGAAACAAGTCTTAGATGAAAATGAGATTGTCTTCTTTAAATATCCAAACCCGTCAAACCCATATCGTGGAGTTTCCCCGCTTAGAGCAATAGCAGTGTCGGCAGACGCTGATTATTATGCAGCCCAATGGAACAGGAATTTCTTTCAGAATGCCGCGACACCTGCGGCTGTTCTTGAAAGCCCGGTAAAACTTCCACAGCAGGAAGTGGAACGTCTTAAAAACATGATGAGGCAATTCTATTCAGGAATTGATAGAGCCCATGAAACTATTATTCTTCATGGAGGGCTTCAATTCAAGCCGATTCAATTATCACAGAAGGACATGGAATTTCTTGAGCTGAGAAGATTCACACGTTCTGAGATTGCGGCTGCATTCGGGGTTCCACTGAGCAAGCTTGGAATTTCTGAGGAAGTTAATCGAGCCACGGCTTATATTAACGACTATACATTTGCTAAGAATACAATTACTCCGAAATTGATAATGATTCGAGATAGCTTAAATACATTTCTTTTAAAGCATTTTGGTGAAAATCTTTATTACGATTTTGATAGTGTTATCCCGGAGGATGAAGAATATCAAACACAAAAATATATTAATTTCGTAAAGCTTGGAATAATGACAATAAATGAAGTCCGTGAGGAGTTGGGATTACCCGAGGTTCCTTGGGGAGATACACCGTTCAATCCGCAGATGTTAATCAATTACGGTTTGAAAGGTCAAGAGGAAGCCAAACCAAAAAGTGTTTTCAAATCACAGTTTGAAAGAATAGCTTATTGGAAGGCAATAGTGGAAAAGAAGCAGAAAGTAGAGGATAACTTCAAAGGTAAGATAAGTGGAGAAAATCCTTGATGAGCTTCTTGCATTTCTTTATGCAGATGAAACAATGCAGGATTTGAATAATATTTATATCTCGGAGCAAACTAAGAACTTTATTAATTCTTCGATGGACTTTGCAAGTGATTTTGGACTTGCTATGTTTTTTGCAAATGAGAACCCGTTATTGCGCGAATTGATGGAGGAAAGAACTAAGAAATTTTCTGTATATGTTGAAGATACGACATATAAACAGCTTAAAGAAAGCTTGATGGAAGGTTTCCTCGCTGGTGAAAGTGAAACCGATTTAGCGAAGAGGGTTAATGATGTGATGTCATTAGCAAAGCGGCAAAGGGCAGCGACTATCGCGAGGACAGAGACTTTTTCGGTTGTGAATCAGGCACATCTAGAAACAATGCGAATGAACGGAATTGAATGGAAAGAGTGGTTGACGGCAGGAGATGAAAAAGTACGAGAAAATCATAGAGCAGCTAATGGTCAAATTGTGAGAGTAGATGAGTATTTTATAGTTGGTGGTGAATATTTAATGTATCCCGGAGACCCGCGGGGAAGTGCCGAAAACGTAATATCGTGTAGATGCCTCAATATCCCCGCTATATATACAAAGCAAGTTAACGAGAGCAAAAGAACTTTAATAGGTGTTGCCTCTACGGAGGTAGTTGATCGATATAACGACATAATTAAGCAGGACGGTTGGATACTTGATAACTTTAGGAAAAATCCGGTGATGTTATGGTCGCACAATTATAATGAGCCACCCATCGCTAAAATTACCGATATCAGAATCGAGAATAACCAATTGATTTTTGAGGCTCAATTTCCTAAAAAAGGGGTTAATGAGCTAAGTGATAAGATATTTGAGTTTTACAAAGAAGGTCTTCTTAATGCTTTTAGTGTCAGCTTTATACCTATAAAATATGAGCATAACGAATATGGCGGCTATACATATACACAACAGGAGTTATTAGAGATATCTGCTGTTACAGTCCCAGCTAATCAGGAGGCTCTTGCGATGGCTTTTAAATCTATGGATGAAGAGAGCCAATATAAATTACTTAAAAGCCTCGGAATTAAAACTTTAAATCTTGAGGAAGTGTTTAAGGGTGCTGTTCCTTCTCATGAATCCCAAAAACTTGATGAAAATAGCGCTTGGGATGCAACGGAAGCGGTTACAAAGCTGAGAAAGTGGGCGTCTTCTGATGGAACAGGTGATAAAGATACAATTGATTGGGCAAAATACAAATGGGGCTTTGCTTGGTATGAGATGATAATGGAGTGTTAGTAACCGTTTGGCGTGGTGTTTCTGCAGCTATGGCGGCTTTGATGGGTGCTCGTGGTGGTGTGGATATTCCTGATTCTGATTTCGATAAAGTTTACAATCATTTAGCAAGACACTATAGAGAATTTGATAAAGAGCCACCCGAAAAAGAATTTGTCTTTGCTTTACGAAGATGTTTCAAAGAGTTGAATGTTGTAGAAGGAGCGTTAATGGATGTCATTATCGAAAGGAAAAAAGATGCCAAAAAACTTGAAGAATTAGTAGAAGCGTTTAAAAATTTCATGGAGTTACATGAAAAAATGACTCCGGAAGAAGAAGCGGAAGCTGATCACAATGGTGAAGAAGTCCCGGAATTTGATGAACCTGAAGGAGAAGAGAATTTGAGTGAAAAATTAATCGAAGAATTAAGAAATTTTGTCAAGGAGGTTGAGAACAATGAGTGAAGTTAGAACTGCATTGAAAGAATTCTTTGAAAATGAAGGTGCCGCTATAATAAAGAAAATTACTCAGAAAGAGCTTGAAAGAGTAATTAAAGAAGCCGCGGACGTGAAAGTTCCGGAATATACTTCAGACGTAAAGAAAGACGCAAATGAGTTCTTTAGAGCTTTAATAGATAGGGACAGTGTAGCTTTAAAGGCTCTTTCTGAGGGCGTTGATAGCGCAGGCGGTTATTTCGTTCCAGAAGAGTTCTTAGCAACCGTGTTGGATATAGCTAAGGATGTTGGCTATGTTAGAAAATACGGTACTGTTATTAAGATGAGCTCGGATACATTGAATATACCAAAACTAGCTTCTAAGCCAAGTGCTGTTTGGGTTTCCGAAGGTCAGGCAATTTCTACAGGTCAGCCGGTAATTGGACAGGTCAAATTGGTAGCAAAAGAAACTGGCTTGATAGTCCCGGTTACACGACAGCTTATTATGGACAGTAAAGTTGATGTCCAGCAACTTATAGCCAAGATAATCGCTGAAGCAATAGCAGAGGCCGAGGATACTCAAGGATTTACCGGTGATGGCACGGTGTTTACTGGAGTTTTGAATGATACAAACGTAAACGTTGTCACAATGCCTGAAACCAAAATTGGCTTTAGCGATATAACAGCTGATGACTTGATTAATCTTATTTCTGCGGTTCCATCTAAAGTAGCGGATAAAGGCGCATTTGTAATGCATAGAAGCATTCTCGCCACAATTAAGACACTTAAAGATGGTAATGGAGCTTACCTCTTTAATCCCGTCGATAAAACAATTTGGGGTTATCCGGTTTATACAAGTGATGTAATGCCCGCACTTGCGGATTCTGCAGCTGATACTAAATTCATAATCTTCGGTGATTTGAGCTATCTCTATCTTGGAGATAGAGAACAGATTAGTGTTGCAGTAGCTGACCAAGCAACTGTCGGTGGAACAAATCTCTATGAAGCTAATATGCTTGCAATAAGAGTCATTGAAAGAGTCGGACTTGCAGTTGCAATGCCGAGTGCATTCGCAGTCTTGAAGACAGCTGCAGCCTGATGATAATAATTAGCTCCCGCGTGAGCGGGGGCTTTTAACCTTAGCGGAGGTGGAAATGATGAAAAGAGCAAGTTTATATATTTTGATATATGCGTTAATGATTGTAGGGGCATTAATATTTTCAGCTTGGAGTGTTCTTGATAATACGAAGACTTTCTTAATCTTAGAACCTCAGCAAATTACAGCAGCAGCTTCTTCGAGTGCAATATCTTTAAAAGGCTATGAAAGAGCACATATATTGATAGCCGTGAATGCTTCTCCAGCTGCAACTTTGACAGCTAAAATTTATGAATCCATAACTGCGGCTGGGACTTATACTTATTCTCAAGAAGCGTCTGTAACGAATATCACTACCGGAGTATTGGAACTTGAGGTTGTGAAGAATATGGATGCTCCGTATATTAAGCTTGAGCTTACTCCTACAGGTACGATGACAATATCGGCTGTTGGAGTTTACTATGAGGCAGCAAACGCACCATTCTGAGGAGGTGGAATCGTGAAAGTCAAACTCAAGCATGCACTCTTTTATGGCAAGAGATATGAAATAGGTGAGGAAGTGGATTTACCTGAATGGTTGATTAAGGCTTTAGGGGATGACTATTTGGAGGTTCTTGAAAAAGAATCCGAGGTGAAAGAAAATGCTGGTGACTCTTCAGGAGCTAAAGGATTATCTAAAAATAAGCGACACGGAAAACGACACAAAGCTTAATTTGGTGCTTACACAGGCAGATGAATATATTAAATCCCAGTGTGAGAGGAATTTTGAATACGGGACTTATACCGAGAAGGTTAGAATAGCCAATGGAGTGCTTTTCTTGAAAGAAAGACCGGTTGAATCAATTACTGAGGTTATTGATGTTAGCGGGTATGAATATAGCGTTTGGGATTTTAACTCTGAGACAGGAGAAGTTTATCTTGAAGAGCAAATAGATTCAATAGCTGAGGTTACCTATGTTGGAGGTTATCAATCAATCCCAAATGATTTAAAAATGGCTGTTATAAGACTTGCGGAATATCTTTTTAATAATCCGGAAGGAGTCAAAAATGTCAACTTCGAAGGAGTTACCGTAGCTTATACAGATACTTTAGTACTAGTCCAGCAAGTGATTTACCGATATGGAGGGTTCCCAATTGTTTGATTTGAAGAATATTAATTTATTTTACGTGGATAAACTTGCAACAAAGCTAATAACAGTGAAAGTTCCTTCGGGAACGTCTTTAGACCCGAATACCAATAAAGTCGTGCAAACCTTTACAGAATATCAAATCAAAGCATTTGTAAGACAATTTAGTGTGGATACAGTATCGCACTCGAATAACTTCTTAACTCAAGAAGCACGCAGAGTGATTTTTCAGAACACATTTGATCTAACAATGGATAGTATAGTTGTAATTGACGGCCATGAGTACAAAATAAAGCAGATGTCTATTAAGAATGGATACTATGATTTGGCAGTTGATAAGAAATGAAGAAGATTGTTGATACAAGGCTCATTGAAATAAGAAGCAATATTGATGAGTTTAATAAGAGGCTTCAAAAGCTAAGAAAGTTGACACCACAAGCAGCAAACTATGTTGTTAAGAAAATTGCGTTTGGTCTTTTCCATGATTTAATAAAACGGTCACCGAGGCAGACAGGGCGATTACAACATGGATGGGATATTAGAAAGATTGATGAATATACTTATAGAATTTTTAACCCAACGCATTATATCATCTATGTGGAATTTGGAGTGAAAGGGCATCCACTTAGTCAGGATAAAGAGAAACGTAAGAGGTCTTTGAGATATTTGTTCGCTAAAGGAATTTTGAAGAGTGTTAAGGTAGATAAAGGAAAATATACAATCGAATATTACTATACTCCTAAAGTGCAAAAGGTGGCGTTCATTCGTAATACTATCCGAGAATGGGCGCAAAAAACGCCAAAACTTGTTAGGGATTATCTGAGGGAATTTATAATTAAAACCATGTCAGGAAAGTGATGTGAAATGACACAGAAATTTTATCTTAATATCATCAGGAGTTTAAGAGCATTTTTCTATAATATTGATAGCTCGGTTAGATGGTATATTGATACCGAAAATGAAAATATGCTTGATGACGAGTTTGTGGAGGTTTTAACCTCTACAAGAATTATTGAAGATGAGATTAAACCTAGCTTTGGAGATTTGATAAATTTAAATGTATATTCAAAGAATGATATTGATGTTCTTGTAGGAAAAATCTATGAGGCTTTAGATAATAGATTCATTGATATTCTCAATTATGTAGATGGCACTCTGGAAAAAGTTGGCTCTATCTATGTGAAACGAATCGACATAACTAATTTAGGCTCGATTAGTGGGTATTATGTGAAGAATTTAAGTATAGTAATTGAATGTTATTATTGACAGGAGGTGTGAACGATGGGTAAAACTTTCCCATTGAAGCCAAATACGGCAGGATATATAAGAGTGCAGTTTTACGACGGTAGAGATGCAACAGATTGTACAACGGGTGATTATTACCCCGCTTTGATTGAATTGAAATACTTCGGTGAATTACCAGAATTGAAAGAACCAAAAATTAGAGCAGAGTTGAAACAATTCAATGATAGAGGAGCCTTCCACGGGTTTGAATTTGATGATGATTCAATCGATATTCCAGAGGTAACATTTGAGGTTGACATCGTAGATGACCAAGTTTCAACAAACGAATATGCTTTGAGAAAATGGTTCCAACAATTAAAATCCACAGACCAGTATGGTACAACTCCTACTGATGCTTTGATATCTACCAACGATGGCAATGCACAGGTAAGAGCTCAGGATGGTTCTTTACAGAGTATAAACCTTCCGACTGGTTTATTTACTCTTGGAATGGTTGTGCTCTTTGATAATGGAGACGTGAACACAAAATTTGGGCTTGACTTTCCGTACGTGGAAATAAGAGACTCTAGCTTTAGCTCCGGTGATGGTCGCGGCAAGTTTAGCTTTACAGTAAGAATCTGGGGTGTACCAACAGACGTGACAGAACTCAAGACACAGACTCAAGTAACGTAAGGTGATTGGTGATGGATAAATTTAAATGGAAGATTATCAGCTATCAGCTTGCTGGAGCACATATAAAATTGGTCGTGGATTTTGGGTATGGATGGAAAGAGATCACGGAGACTCTTGAAGACGGTACTGTTCAAACAAGATATGAGGGACACGTTGAAAGAGAGATAATAGAGCTTCCATTCTTGATGACGACAGAGCAGATTCAAAAGTATTTAGATTTGTATTGGTCAAACAAATATGGTCCATTAGATACGTATTACACGACTCTGAATGACTTGGATTCTATAATCGGTTTAAGCAGTCAATAAGCGGGGGCTCGGCTCCCGCTTTTAAGGAGTGAAAGCGATGGCGAGATTGATTAATAAACGTGATGTGGCTTTGTATGTAGAGGAGCTTACAGAACAGAAGAATCATGGAATACCTTATATCAAGCTTAACCGAACTAACAAAGGAAGGGGTAAAGGCAAGATTGAGCTTTATCCTATCACGATTGTGAATCTTCTTGGCAAATACGGTAATTTTGAGGTTGATTCAAACGGCGATGGATTGGCTGATGGTTGGAGTGTTTCCTCAGGCGTAACATCACAAGCATTATCAACATCCTCTGTTTTTGGTAGTTACTCTCAACAAATTAGTACAGATGGTGCGGCATTGCGATATTTAGATTATATTTATCGAAATTTTGGTAGTGTTCAATCTGGAGATATTCTTTTTGCTTCCGTTTTTTTAAAAGTTACTGCTACAAGTGCAAATGTGTTGCCTTATTTAACGATAAATACGGGAAGTAATATTTGTTCAAAAAGTGGGACTCAACAAAATGTTTTTGAGCATTTATATCTTAGTATTGTAGCCGGGGACTTAACATCATCTATAATAGCAGCAGGTATGAAAGATACTACTTCAGCTGCATTGCAAGCAGGAGATACAGCATACATTGATGGCTTTATGTTAATTAATCTTACATCGATGGGACAACTTCCGTTACCACTAAAAGAATTTTTCCAAAATCAGGTAACGAATTGGGAAGACTTAGCAACAACAAGCAATATAACTGCAGTTGACGGTAGAACCCAAACAGGTGAGGATTGGCTTGCGGAGCTGTTGCCCTACTGTGATTCAGTAGCTACGGCAGGATACAGTTTGATTGATGGGCAGTTGAATGTGATTGTTAAAAACAAAGGAGGAAATTTATTAAATGTTACATGGTTGCCATCACTATGCAATAATGAACGTGGTTATTATTCGCCAGCTTGGGGTGCGAGAATTATTTTAAGTTCTACTAAGAAAGTAATCGCGGAGGTATGGGCAGATGCCTCTGGAATTGGACAGGTAGCCAAAATAATACCAAACAAAACATATTATTTATCTGCAACTAATGTAGGAGAGCAAACTATTAATTTAAGAGTAACCGAGCGCCCAACCGCTAATTATAATGTTTTCTCAACATACCCGTATTACAAAACAACCGTAGCGCCAGGTCAGCGAGGAGTATTAAGTTTTTCATCTGACAGTCCATTTGTGTGGATTTCAATTGACCAATTAAACTCAGGGATATTAAGCGTTGAAAATATCATTCTTTCAGAACAGCAAACAGAATACACTCCACCACGCAAAAGTAAAATAGAGTTAGATACGGAGTTGTGGGGTTTAAATGGAGTTTACGAATTTCTTTTTGATGATAATAAACAACTTAAAAAAATTAAACGCTTTGAAAGGGTGTTAAAAGTTTCTGATGGCTCTGGAAATATTACCTTGTCTGGATATCAAAGTGGAACAAAGTGTATTTTGATTAACGAAGATAACGGTGAAACTAAGATTGTTGATGTAGGAAGCACGATAGCAACAGGATGGAATAATGCGAATGTTACGGTGATTTATAGAGTTTCAACCCCGACGATCGAAGAGCTGGGAACTAATGAACTTAGATTGTTCAGGAATGATAACTATATTTTGGTTTCACATGTTGTCAAAGATACCTTTACTGGCGATGGAATTACAACAACCTTTAATCTTTCGAGGACAGCTAACAATACTTATTATCAGGTTTATGTGAATGGCGAGGCTATTACAGAAAGAATAACAAAAACAACCACGAGCATTACTTTCGATAATCCACCAAAGAACGGGGCTTTGATTGAAGTACCCACAGGCAATGAGGAATTATTAGACTTCATAACTAATCTTTCAATCAACGTTCAAAATAGCTCACGAGCAGTTACGAATGTTTTTGGTGAACAAGAAGTTAGAGCCCTTAATGAAGTTTATCAAATTAGATTTACACGAAACTTATTAGAGAATATAGATGATTTTTACCAACAGTATAAAGACAAGACTTTCAGGCTGAAGATATTAAATACTTCTACGAATGACACCTTGTAAAATTGTTAGTGCAGATAAAGATTATTTCGGAAGAGTGGAGAATTTGACTATAATAGCGTTAGACTATTATAAATTATAGGAGGGATATGATGAGTAAGAAAGTTTTGAGACTTAAGGAAATTCTTAAAGAAAAGAATAAATATAAGGGGTATTTTAGGTCAAGAGGAATATCGGAGATTAAAATCACA